TTCTAACCTGGGAACCGCGGTACACATGAGTGACACATACGGAACATTTGCTGGTGTTGGAGGAGACGTTCATTTAAAGAGTGGCTCGGTTTCGATGGTGAAGAACAAACAGGAATATGACCTACAGACTTGGGCTGAAGCATCCGAGAGCGGTAATAGATTGGTCATTCAAGCTGTATTCAATCAAGGACCATCAGCAATAACAAGATTTTACGATCCCTTTGCAGGATCGTTTGAACAACGCAATATGCTGGATGCGTTCGGTATGGGTAATACTGCTCCAGCAGTCTCATATATTATGCGACCTATATCATATGACATCTCCAGAGCTCAGGCGATTGAAACAAACGATCTGATAAGAAAATCCGCATATTCATTCCACATTGCAGATAACAAATTAAAAATTTTTCCCAGGCCAACAGCAACAGATGCCAGTGATAAGATTTGGTTCCACTATTACGTTCGAGATGACTTAACTTCAACAACGAACACAACAACTCAGGGAAGAGTATCCGATCCCAGCAACGCGCCCTATAAGTTTTTACCATATCAGGAAATAAACTCTACTGGACGGCAATGGATCAGAAAGTATACACTTGCACTGTCGAAGGAACTGTTGGGGATAATCCGAAGTAAATATGCTTCATTACCGCTTCCAGGTGGAGAAGTCAGTATGGATGGTGAAGCGTTAAAGGCTGAAGGTAGAGAAGAGAAGGATTCTCTACTAGAGGAATTGAAAGAATTCCTGGACAGCATCTCGCTAAGCGAACGAGCAACAGCGGAAGCAGAGATAGCTACTTCGAATCAACAGGTTCTCAGTAGAGCTCCGTTGACGATCTTCATAGGATAACATCATGGCTATTTATAGACCATTCTTCATACCTCAAAAAGAGGTCGATCTGATGGACGCTATGAATGAAGAGCTCATCGATGACATACTGGGTCAGTATGTAGATATTTATAAAGTGTCTCTGGAGAATACACAGACAAACCTGTACGGGGAGGCACCAATAAAGCACTATCAGGTAGGATTTCGAGTAAACTGTCTGATTTCGTGGGAGGAACCTACATATGATCAGACCGATGCAGGATCAGATTTAAATTCCAACCTTGAACTGTACTTTCACAGAAACACACTAGATGAGGCAAATTTTGCTCCCGAACTTGGGGACATTTGTGATTGGAATAATTTTTACTGGGAGATCAACAACGTGACTGAACCGACTCTAATTGGAGGCCATCAGGCATTCAAACATATGATTAAAGTGATAGCTAATCGCTCCAGACTATCTAACCTGCAGATTGAAGAGAGACCAAGATAATGAGCTTAGGATTAATGTAATGGCTGTTCAGCAACTCAATAACGGATTAGTAGTCAGGAATGCACCACCCAGACGGGCACCTGAACCGGTCGTAGAAGATTCACCCACGAACCTATATGGGGATCCCGCACCCAGAGAGAACATTGACGTCTCAGAACTGGCTGATCTGATTGCCGGCAAGTTAGGGTCGACCGTATCTGGTAAACCAGCTTCTGTGGAAGTTGATATCCCGAGAGCTATCGCGATTGGTGGGATCGATAATTCAGCTATTCAGTCTGAAGAACGCAAGGGTAAAGTGAATAATAAGTTGGCTCAACTGAAAGCTCTGAGGAAACCATAATGGCAGTAAAACCCATAACGAACAATCAATCCACAAATTCTCAGAAGATCAACCGAGGAAAGCAAAAATCATTCCGTAATACCGATGTAGGGAACTCCAGAGTATCAGTCAATCCCGGAAAGGATTTCAGTAAGGGATTTAGTATCACACTGAAGGACATCGATACCAGTTTCATGAATCATATCAAAAAAGTGATGAAGCCAACTGTCGGTGAAGCAAATGAGATGCTAAAGGTTCCTGTCCTGTATGGGAATGAAGAGAGATGGAAATCCGTAAGAGGAAATGGAGTTCTCAGAGACCGAAACAATGTCATCATCTTACCGGTGATTATTGTGAAGCGGTCCGACGTCAGCTTCAATGATAATATGCCGCTTTCATTTGATCATGACACGAGAGGTGAATTCATCAAAGTGGATCGATCCAGCAAGTGGTCTGCCAAGAACCGATACGATAGATTCTCAGTCCTACAAGGAGAGATCCCCGTCACTGAAATCATCACAACCGGAATGCCAGACTTTGTCGTCTGTACGTACAACGTAGTCATCATGACCGCATACATGGAACAGATGAATACAATCAATGAACTCTTTCTGGAGCACTTAGAGACCTATTTTGGCGATACGACGGATTATAAGTTCCTATCATCTCTGGATGGAGGGATCACTGATGCAACTGAAATGGATGCTGATGGGGAACGTCTGGTTAGGAGTGAATTAACCGTCTCGATCAAAGCATATGTGATTCCAGAATTCACATCAAACGTCCTGGGGACAACCGCCGAAATGAATAAAACATTCACCCCAAGGAAGACAGTGTTTGGTTTTGAAGGAAACGCATCAGAATACCAGGTTAAAAAGTAATAGGTTTTCAACAATACATACATATATATAAGTAACTAATAGAGGTTATCCATGATAGATCCAGCACAAATGCCCCAACCACAAAGTTTTACCACCGATGAAATGAATCAGATCAAAGGAGTCCAACAGAAGCATCTGGATATCCAGCTAGCATTTGGTCAACTCCATGTAGCCGAAATACAACTGGAAGAGCAGTTGGATCAATTAGATGTAACCAGAGAACAACTCGAAGACGAACTTCAACTGATCCGCGATGAAGAAACAGCATTAGTCTCTAAGATAAATCAAAAGTACGGTGAAGGTGTATTGGATCAGAAGACCGGTACATTTACACCAGCCACTCCGGAAGCTCCAGGTGCACCAGCACCAGGACCCGCTTCAGCCCCAGCCGCAGCACCAGCACCAGCCCCAGCTCCGGCACCAGCTCCGGCACCAGAACCGGCTCCGGCTCCGGCACCAGAACCAGCCCCGGCAGTTAAAAAGCGAGTTCGCAAGCCTAGAAAAAAACGGTCAACTAGGCGCACAGCAACAGATAAATAATTCAGATAATCTGATTGTTTGGTTATTTTAAATATATTTATAAGTGATATCACTATACCCTCAAGATTTTTTTATTATTAATGGAGAACCAAAATGGCGTCAAGCGAAAAAGTTATCAGTCCCGGTGTATTTACTAATGAGATAGACCAATCATTCTTACCAGCAGCCATCGGAGATATTGGCGCTGCTCTGATCGGACCAACCGTAAAAGGTCCGGCTAACCAACCGGTAGTTGTAAGCAGTTACTCAGAATTTATTCAAAAATTTGGAGATACATTCATGTCAGGAAGTCAACCATTTTCTTACATGACCAGTCTGACTGCACGGGAATACCTCAAACACGGAAACGCTTTAACGGTGATCCGGATTCTTGCAGGTGCTGTCAGTACAGCGAAATCCATCGTCCCTGTGGGAACGGATAATGAAAGTAATTCCCACACAGGGAGTTGGCATCAGGCTACTCATAATGCTAACACAGCACCATTTTCGGAAGACAGTGCATCTTTCTTATTACACACACTCTCACACGGAGCGGAGATGAATAATAATATCTCTCCCCACGGTGGAGCTGATGTTGTAGCACAAGCAGCTAATCCAGTAATGTTGGCAAATAATGTTCTAAAGAGTGGATCGGCTGACAACCTCAGATGGGAAGTTACGTCACAGAACGTCAAGAAAGGAACATTTACACTGAATATTCGAAGAGGAGACGATTCCAACAAGAGAAAAAATTCACTCGAATCATACAGCAATATCAGTTTAGATCCCATGCAGAGTAATTTCATCGGTAAAGTAATCGGTGATGTAAGTTTTACTCTAAAGGGTTCCGGAACATCTAGTCCGTACATCCAACAGAGTGGATCTTATCCGAACAGATCCAAATACGTCAGAGTTGAAATTAAAAACGAGACACCTAATTATTTAAATGAAAATGGCGACATTCGAGTCAATTCTTTTACAGCATCATTACCGGGATTGAATTCTGGATCTTTTTATAATGGATCATCCGGATATGCTGGATTTAATTCTCTCGGTGATGAAGCCGGAACAGCAGCACATGCTGGTGGATACAAGTTTTATGAGAACATTTCAGATTCAAACTCTCAAGGGTTCACCTTGGGGACAGCCGCTTCTGGTAAGACCGCTTACGAGGATGCAATCAATCTACTGAGCAATCAAGATGAATATGATATCAATCTACTTCTCATGCCCGGAGTGTGTGACTCATTCGCGAATGGAACGGATCTGGTCACCAAAGCCATAGACATGGCAGAAAATCGGGGTGATTGTTTCGTGATTGTGGATCCAGTACCGTTCGACAGTGCACTCAGCACTGTTACCACGGAAGCAGAAACTCGAGATTCCAGTTACGCAGCAGTGTACTGGCCTTGGGTTCAGATTGCTGATATGGGAGTAAATAAGAATGTATGGGTACCACCATCAACCGTAATGGGTGGTGTCTTCGCATTCAACGATAAAGTATCACATCCATGGTTCGCACCAGCTGGTTTGAATCGAGGTGGAATTGATTCAGCAGTCTCAGCAGAGAGGAAACTCACTCACGGTAACCGTGATACCCTCTACGACAGCAACGTGAATCCAATTGCAACCTTCCCTGGACAGGGCGTGACGGTGTTTGGTCAGAAGACTCTACAGAAGAAGTCATCTGCACTGGATCGGATTAACGTGAGACGATTGCTCATTAAGGTGAAGAAGTTCATTGCTAGCACATCAAGATTCTTACTATTTGAGCAGAATACTAGTGCTACGAGGAATCGATTCCTCAATATTGTGAATCCCTATATGGAACAGATACAAGCAAATAGCGGACTCAGTGCTTTCAGAGTTGTAATGGATGAATCTAATAACACACCAGATCTGATTGATCGGAACATCTTGTATGGACAAATATTCCTACAACCGACCAGAACTGCTGAGTTTATTATTTTGGACTTCACAGTACAACCGACAGGAGCTTCTTTCCCAGAATAATCTGATACGGATGTAAATAAGTAAAAAAAGAGTCTGCACAAAACCAGACTCTTTTTTTTTGTCTTTTGTGATATTTATATATAGTATGAATAGTAATACCACTCGGAGATTAAAATGCCAGAACTAGTAACAGCCAATGAAATAATGTTCACACCATTTGAACCGAAATTAAAAAATCGGTTTATCATGGTCATAGACGGAATTCCCGCATATATGATCAAAGGTGCTCAGAGACCTCAGCTACAGTTTGAGGACATTGAGCTCCATCACATGAACGTCAAGCAATACGTCAAAGGTAAGGCTGATTGGCAGACGCTCGAATGCACTTTATACGATCCAGTCGTTCCATCAGCTGCACAGGCAGTCATGGAATGGGTCAGACTATCACACGAATCCGTAACGGGTCGTGATGGTTATGCTGACTTTTATAAGAAGGACGTCACATTCAACGTGTTAGGTCCGGTGGGTGATAAAGTTGAAGAGTGGACCCTCAAGGGGGCATATATCCAACAAGCCAACTTTGGTGATTTAGATTTTGGTGAAAACGCACCACTCGAGATCACAATGACGCTCAGATATGATTATGCCATCTTACAATTCTAACAAATAAGCTAAAGGTTTTTTATGGAAAATCATCCAACTGATTTTGAAAGCATAGTACAACACATACTTGACCACGAAGGTGGATATGTTCACGATCCCACCGATTTAGGAGGTGAGACAAACTTTGGTATCGCGAAACGATTCTATCCAGATGTAGATATTAAGAATCTTACTGTGGATCAAGCTAAGCAGATATACTTTCAAGATTATTGGGGTCCGTCGAAGGCTCAAGACCTACGACCAGAGATCAGATTTATCTACTTTGATATGGTGGTAAATTTTGGTATCGGAGGAGCTGTGAAAGTCCTACAGAAAACCTGCAACGCTAAACGAAAAGAAGATAAATTAAAAATTGATGGAAAGATTGGTCCAAATACGATCAATGCATGTAAGAGAATTTCCGTCAATCGCATAAGAAGTTATAGAGTCCTGCGGTTTGCCAATATCGTTTTCAAACGACCCGAACAAGAACGCTTTTGGTTCGGATGGTACCGTAGAGCGACTCAAGTCTAGGAGAAATAGTTATGTCAGAAGGAACCCAATTCCCCACCGAGATGGTGGATCTACCCAGTCTGGGTAAAGTTTATCCCGAAAAGAGCCCACTCAGTTCCGGAAAAGTTGAAATCAAATACATGACCGCCAAAGAGGAGGACATCCTGACATCTGAGAATCTCATTCAAAAAGGTGTTGTATTGGATCGTCTACTCGATGCACTGTTGATTGATAAAGCCGTCAAGGTGGATGATCTAGTACTCGGTGATAAAAATGCCGTTATGGTGGCAGCGAGGATTCTCGCATACGGAGCAGATTATGTAGTTGATATACAAGATCCAACTACTCAGGAGATGGTCCCATACACGTTTGATCTTACGAAATGTGCGTTTAAAGAATTACCCGAAGATCTCGATTACTCAAAGGGACAATTTTCGTTCCAATTACCAGTTTCTAAAAATACTGTCACGTTCAAACTGTTGACCGGTAAGGAAGAGAAACAGATCGAGCGAGACATTAAGTCTTTCAAGAAGACCGGCACCTCAGCAGAAATCACAACACGACTTCGTCATCTGATCACTTCCGTGGACGGTAACAACGAAGCGTCCGCGATTTCAAATTATGCAAACAACATGTTATCCAAGGATTCTCTGGAATTGAGAAAAGAAGTCCTTCGGATCACGCCCGACATTGAAATGTCGCAGGAGATTGAATTAGGAGGTGAGACGGTTAAGGTGGATATTCCCTTGACCGTTGAGTTTTTTTGGCCTTCAACCGACGGATAAGTCGGCACTCCATAAGAGCATCTTTTCTCTAATCCAGCACGGGAACGGCTTTACGTTCTCAGACG